GAGTGTCATATTAAAATTTTTGGAACTGAAGCCTGGAAAAAACTCTGTCGATTGGCTATTTCTATTGCAGGTTATCTGGTTTCTACTGATGATAACTACACTAATATTATCGTTGATAAAGCACATGTAGATTATGCTGTAAAATTCTTTAAAGAACTGTATGACAATCCGACATTTAAACTGAAAGAATATGTTGAACATGAGCGCAAATACACTCAAATCGATGATGATGGTGTTGCAAGACTTCAGGATATCTATGATCGTAATCCAAGTCTAGTGCTTCAACTTGAACAAACGACTTCTGCATCAAAAAATATGTTGGGTGGTGCAACAGGCCTTAACAATGACGAACTCAATAAAGCTTTACAAAACCTAGCGAAAGGTTTGTTTATACGTTTTACTAATCATGAAGTTATACCTACTGAACGTTTCAGACTTGGTGTTGCACGCATCAATCGAAATACTATTACAAGGAGGTTGGGTGAAGGATAATGTTACAATACAAATGGACATCAGTTAACATAACTACAAATAAACAAGCCAATGATATGATTCGATTATTTCGAAAATTAAAACCGAAAATTGGTGGACAAGATACAGAAACCACAGGGCTTCATATCATAAATGATAAACCATTTATATTTCAATTTGGGTTCCTTCACCCAACTGAACACAAAGGTTACACTTATCTGGTAGATCTGGACCGCCAGCCTGTCCTGGCCCATCAAGTCGTGCGTATATGGCTGACTCAATTGGCCCCAACATTGGACATATACTTTGGGCATAATATAAAGTATGAATTACATATGAACACTAATGCAGGTTTTGTATACACCACAGAAAACTTATCAGATACTATGTTTTATATTCGCTATGCTCATGATGCATTATCTGAAAGAAATGGTGGCCCGCCACTCAGCCTCAAGTCATATGCCGCACAGTATATCGATTATAGAGCCAAAGACCATGAGCGATTATTAGCATCTGAACGATCACAAAAAGCTAAAGACTATAATCTCAGATTAAAACTTCGTTTGAAAAATAAAGTACCGCCCACAAAATATAAAGCCAAATCATATACTCTCTCAGTTCTTGAAGAAATATTCAAAGATCCTATAGCAGATGCTACAGATCTACCTGAAGATATCCGTCAAGATTATCTGGATTGGTTCACACTCGATCTGCCGTTATATCTCCAACATAAAGTCACAGGTTTGGTAGACAGTGATATGATACATTATGATACGCTCAATCGGCAACATCTATATACCTATGCTCATTTTGATATCATCTATATGCTGGAAATATATCTGCTACTTGATCCAGTTGTCAAAGCACGACAAAATACAATAGGTATTGACTTTGAAAATAAACTTATATTACCATTATATGAGATGGAACGTGTAGGTTTCAAAATTGATAAACAATACTTAGAAGATAGTCGTACTCAACTTAAAGACTACATCTTACGACGCAGACAACGTGCATTTGAAATGGCAGGCCAGGAATTTAAGATAGGCCAACATGCGCTGATTAAGAGTATCTTAAACAATGATTACCAAATAAAGTGTAATTCTACCAATGCTCAAGAACTAGATTTGATACTATCCGAACTAAAACGAAATAATCCAGAACATCCTGGTATTGAATTCATTGAATTGATACAAGAACTCAGAACTCTGGAGAAATGGTACTCGACTTATATCATTAGATTCCTCAATGAACTCAAGACCTGTGATAGATTATATACTACCATCAATCAAGTAGGAACTATATCAGGCAGAGTTACTTCAGATTTTCAACAGTTCCCCAGAGATGCTATCAAGACTATTGATGGTGTTGAATTATTCCATCCTCGTAGGATGGTAGTCCCGACAGGAGGTGATTATAATAGTATCGTTTACCTCGATTACTCACAGATTGAGCTCCGCTTCCAAGCATTTTACACAATTCTTGTTGGACACGCTGACCTTAATTTATGTCGTGCCTACATGCCTTATCGTTGTCGTAATAAGGACAATATTGCATTTGATCCAAGCAATATTAATCATATACATGCTTGGCAAGAACCATGGTTCTTGGAAGAAAATCCGGAAATTCAGTGGAGCCCAACTGATGTACATGGGGTAACAACTGAAAAAGCCACAGGACTTACCCCGGATCATCCAGATTTTAAAACACTCAGAAGCAAAATAGGTAAGCCCGTAAACTTTGCTAAAAATTATGGAGCCCAACGACAACGCATCCGTCAGATGTTTCCTACAAAATCTGAAGAAGAAGTCACTCGAATAAATGACGCATACTATCTGGCATTCCCTGGTGTAAAACATTATCATGATTATTGTTATGCCAGAGCTCAAGCTTATGCGTATACAGAAAATTTATTTGGTATCAAATATTATGGAGTCTCAGGCCACAAGCTCATTAACCTTTTGATTCAAGGAAGCGCAGCTTATTATTTGAAATGGAAAATACGAGAACTCTGGGAATATACCAAAGCCAATGGCATTAAATCCCGCTTCCAGATGAATATACATGATGAACTTTCGTGGGAACGCCATAAAACTGAAACAGAAGTATTCTTTAAATTTCAACGAATCATGCAGGATTGGCCTGATACTCAAGTTCCAATAGTAGCTGAAATGGATGTTACTACAACGACATGGGCTGACAAAAAGGGGGTAAATAACCTTGAAGAATTACGACTTTATCTTGGCGATTGATCCATCCGGCAGCTTCTATGAAGGCAAGGGTACAACAGGCTGGTGTATATTTAACTGCCGGGATAATGTGGTATCTATTTCAGACTACATTTGTGCTAAAACTTTTGGTACAATGGAACAGTATTGGGATGCACAAATTCAACTTATAGCCCGCATGCATGCCAAATATAAAGATAAGCTTATTGTGGTTATAGAGGATTATGTTCTCTATGCACATAAAGCTAAAGCGCAGATCAACTCACATCTTGAGACGCCCAAACTGATCGGCGTACTACAGCACTATTGCTGGAGTAAAAATATTCCATATCGTATGCAATTGGCAACTGAAGTTAAATCAAGATGGAAAGATCATATTTTGCATTACTATAAATATCTGGCTAAGCGTGGTAAAAGTTATGTGCTGCCCTTAAAACCAAAAGTAAAACTATTAGAGCATCAACGGGATGCCATTAGGCATGCCGTACATTTTGCTAAATTTAAAAACGGGAGGTCAAAATAATGATACAAGACAATGGAACTCGAATATCATATCCAGGAGGTGGTAACCGTGAAGCAAGAGAAGGTAAAGGCCGCGAAGATTTAATCGAACCTGAGCTGATCTTCAGATTAGGTGCTTGGTATGAATTAGGTGCTAAAAAGTATGGTGATAGAAATTGGGAAAAAGGTATATCTGTTAAAGACTGTGTAGCCGCTATCATCAGACATACATTCAAATATATGGCTGGCTGGAAAGATGAAGATCATCTGGCGGCCATAGCTTGGAATGTCGCAGCAATAATGAGAATGGAAAAATATCCATGTTATCGACAATTTTTAGATATACCACGTTATCAAAAGGAGGAAATTGAAAATGGAAATTGAATTGTCTGCTGATTATAATGAACAACGTGACAAAGAAGCCAAAAATGCTATAGCTGGGCAAACTATTACAGGTCTTGACTTAACCAATACAATGCTGAAAATAGCTGTGCCCAATATAGATCAATACTCTAATGAAGAATATGCACTNCTTCGTCGTCATGGCTTCGGTGCTTCAGACTCATCAGTAATACTTGGAGTCAATCCATATAAGACCAAAGACGAGTTGATACAGGAAAAAATTTCAAAGACATTGTCTGAAGAAGAAAAAGCTATCAGTGAAAAAGTAGCTGTCAGAAAGGGTCGTGACCTTGAAGCACTCATCATTCAGAAGTTTGAAAAATACTTCGGGCAGAAATGCATCAAACCTAAAGACATGTATATGCATAAGGACTACCCATTCATAACAATCAACTACGATGGTGTTACAGGAACACCCGAACAGTATATCCCGGCAGAAATCAAAGTCGTTACCATGTACGGTGAGAAACATTATGATTTCTCTAAGGCTATGTATCATGAACAGATCAATCGATTCCTGCCATTACCAGAAGATGTATCTGATAGAAACTGGAGCATTGAGAATAAGGCTGCATACTATGGNATACCANCTTATTACTATACTCAGCTTCAG